CTCCCAATCGTCAGAATCAACGTCCCATGGAGCCACCCACGCCTTGAAAGCGTTAGCCGTCTCCCAATCGACCAGCGGAGTGCCCCATTCGCGGAGAACCCCCACCTTGCGGGCGTGATCCTCTATGTACGGAGACCAATTCGCCCACATACGAGGGCACCGATGCGTGCGCTCAGCCCACCGGAGCACACTCCGGTAGTAGCGGCGGTCTTGCTCGTCCGTATCACGGCTCTGCGATGCAGTCTGTGCAAGTAGAAGAGCTTTCCCGGCCTTGATGATGGCGCTAGCCGTGATCGACTAGCCAGACTGTGTCAGGCTTTTCGCAGCCGCATTCACAGTCTCTTCGTCGAGGCCAGCATCCAGGAACGTGGCCTCCCACGCCTCAGCGATAGCCAGCAACTCGGCAGGATCAGGTAAACGCTGGCCGCGTAGTCGTTTACCCTTCTCAACAGCACTTTTAGCGGCGATAAAGAGACTCATGGCTACGCGCCCCAATCCCAGTCATCGTCGTCCTCGTCCTCGTCATCATCTTCAACGCAGGTGGAGGTGATGGCGGGCATAGACGCATCACCTGCAACGGCGTTGAGCTGCGCTTTCTCCCGAACATGCTGTTCTCGGAGCATCTGCACCCGAGCCTCGTAGAACTCATGTTGGGAGGGCACTGAGGTGGTGTCGTAATCGTCTTCTAGCTGCTGATTCAGCCAGGTTGATGGGTGCGGCCAATACTCCGGGGCACGCCCCATGCGGCGCCACTCATCCTGCGCTTTCGTGATCTGTGAGCAGATGAATTCCAGGTCATGGGTGCGTCGTTGCTTCTCAAAGCTCTTCCTGGCTTGTTGCTTGCCGCGCTTCCGCGCGACCAGCGACCAGAATTTCTCGAACTCGTCATCGAGTTGGCGCTTGGAGGGCTTCGTTTGTGTCGGCGTGCCCGCTTGCGGGTCGCCAAGCGCCGCGACAGCGGTGCAACTCGTGGCCGAGTTATCCACAGGGTCGGATGTGCAAGGGGGTAGGGAGTTACTTATGGACGGTTCTATGGATGGTTCTAGGACGGTTCTTAGGACACCAGTGTCCGGTCTCAATGTCGCAGATGTCCGGCCTCGATGGACACCAGTGTCCAGCCTGGACAAATTGTCCGGTCTCAAATCTGTCGCAGATGTCCGGTCTCGACCAGAGTTATCCACAGGCTCATCGCCGCCCAAATCGACGTCATAAACGACCGGGCGGTAGCCGCCACGGAAGTGCGAAACCAGCCTCTGATCGCCACGGCGAATAATCCCCGATTCCTCCAACTCTGAGAGTTGGCGGCGGATAGTACGCGAAGAACAGCAGCAATACTCGGCCAGAGTTTCCTGCGATGGCCATGCAGACTGGCCACGCTTATCGGCATGATTAGCTACAGCGATAAGTACCAACCTCTGCATAGGCGTTGCTACCCGCTTGGTGTTCAGCGCCCACGAAACAGCCTCGATACTCATTCTTCGCACACCTCCCTAACGTTCTCCTCCGTGTCCCGAAGTAGCCAACCTTTTAGGTAAGCCTCACCCGGGTGCAAATGTATATAGTGATGGCAACAATTGCATACATACAAACAATTTTTCACAGTTCCAATACCCCTCCGCGTACCACCCATCTTCCGCGGCAACCGATGATGAAACTCGCCAAACGGAGTAGACCTACCACACCGCTCGCAACGCGCCTGCCACCGCTCCAAAACAGCGTCCCGCACCTCCGGGGGAAACTCAGCACTCACGACTCCACCACCCCAATAGCCCCATACGCGGTTGACACCGACTTACCAATCGTCTGCACACCCATAATCTGAATCTTCAGCATGTCCAGACGAGAACGCGCATACCGATACGCCCGGTCGGCCACATCGCAGGCCTCACGATCGTGTACAGTAGCCAACGCCACCAGCGCCTCACGATCCTTCACAGAGCCTTTACCGACCGTCTCAACGAACGCTGAGGCCTCAGCGAAATCTAGCGCACGCTTAGCATCCAAGAACCGCCCGTACGCCTCATCCTGAGCCTTAGTAGCCTCAGAAAGATTGTTGAGAAGCCTACGGAGATGCTTCTCCACCATCACCGGCGTATACTCAAGATCACTCATGCTTTGAGCTCCTCACCACGCCGCTTAAACGCCTCAGAAACGCTCTCAGACCGCGCCAAACCATTACCGGACGCGTAGTTCCACAGCTTGGTCAAAGCGTCCTTATCAGCCGCCTCAGCGATAGACTTCAGTAGCTCACGCTCAGCCATCTCATAGCGGTTAACCTTCTCCATCTCCTCACGAGAAGCCCTCTTATCCCCCGAATAGCCAGCATTTGCCAAAGCCCGGCCAATAGCGCTAGTCTCCGCATTCTCACAGGCAGAAGTCTTATTCACAGGACCACCAAGCCCATCGACCTCGGCAGCCCAACCAGACGACCACAACAGCCCATCCTTACGATCCTCCGCCGACTTATACAGGTCACAGCGGAAAACCCAACGAAGAGCATCAGAAGACGGGACAGCAGTATCAGAAGCGAGAACCGTCTCCACCACCATCTCCGGATGATCCTTTCGGGCAGCACGCAAACGCTCATCAACAGTCGCATAATCAGCAGGATTAAACTTCATGGCTAGGACTCCTTCAAAGTGAAACGAATCTGAGTAGACACGGACTCGGAAGAATACTTGTCGAAAACGTCCGGAAGATCAGCGGCCAGCGCCTTACCATCAAGACGGCTTACCCGCCGCTCAGAACACGAAACACTCCCCCACTCACCAGACACACGATCACCGGCCTTGAGCACCGGCTTCACAAGCTCTAACGCCCGCTTACGCAGCATCTCCGCCCGCGCCTTCAGCCGGTTAGACTCCCGCATCAACTCGACAGCCTCATCCGGGATAGACGGATCTCCAGACTCCCCATAGGCGAAGAAGTCGTCACGCACCTGTAGCAGCTTCTCAATAGCCTCTTCGTCGCACTCGACTAGAACACAGTGAAAATCTCCTGGCATGAAGATTAAACGAGGATCGCGCACCGGCTCACCCCCAACACTGAACGTCAAGCCCTTCTGGTCAACGAGCGGGGCAGTCTCGCGGACATTCCACGCGAAAAACACTCATCCAGATCACAAACCAGCATCTGCCATTGGCACTGGTAGAAATAGTGCAGAATCCCCAGCTTGCGGAAATCCTCAGCGCGCAGCGGATCAGCCGCTACCAAACTGTTCCAGTCCGCTCCTGTGGTCTTGCATTCCACCACAGCGCCATGTGTGAAACCGTCCGGGGTGGCGAGACAACGCTGGTCGTCATCCCACGCCACGATATGAGAATTAGCAACGATAGTGGTGTTATCCAGCTCCATGCGGAGCCAGTCCAGAATGTGGGGCTCCATAATGTTCCCCCACTCCATAAACGGATTAGAGGGAACATTCTTACCAGACTTCTTATCTGCCCACACGCCGCCAATAGTCCTCTTACCAGCAGCGATAGCCCCGGCTTCCGTCGCTGTCAGCCCCCCACGGCGAATCTCAAACCACCGATCCGGGCAGGTCTCCCGGTCAGAATCTTTAATAATCATTGTTTTCAAGCTCCAAATCTTTGTAAAAGTCATACGGCTCGATAATCGAGACAGTCTCAGTGGTGTCGTCCTCCCACACCCAGCGGGGATAATCACGCATCGACACCAGCCCGCCTAACCACCAGCTGGTAGGACTCCAGCCCCGTGCGAGGATTAACAGGCACCCCCACACCAGCGCGTGGAACACCCATATCTCGCAGACGCACAACACCGTCCTCGCCCAAGACGAAGCAATCCCGCGCGCACTCCCGCATCACAGGACAGTCCCGGCATGCCTCCTCAACCGCCCTCGCTCGATACTTTTTAGGTACTCTCTCAAGAGCCTCGACGAAACCTAGTCGCCCGGCACATTTCGCCTTATCACGCCAAAACCGATCCATAATGATTCACACCACCTAATTTCGACACTATGACACATGTAGCCACCAGGCGGTCAACAACCCCCAGGGCCAGGTCGGCCAGCTCGCACACCATGCCTCCCACAGCCACGACTAGGAGGAAGCTAAGAGCAGCAGCAGTCATGATTCCCCCTCGCAGACTTCGACGTCCCCATGGATATGCGCGTTGCCGTACACGCGGGCATCACCGAAGACGCAGGCGGAGTCGTACACGCGGGCGTTGCCGTACACGCGGGCGGAGTCGTACACCAAGGCATCACCGAAGACGCAGGCATCGTCGAATACCCACGCACCGCAACTCGCATCAAGATTCGCAGTGGACTACACAAAACCGCCAAGATCGCCGGCGTGGACAACCTCGTTAATGTCCTTCAACGCGCGGATACGGTGCAGGGTATGCCCGCGCACCTCGATAGTCTCATCCGTCAACTCGTAGAAAAGGCCAGTGTTTTCACTCATCGCCATCACTCCACCCCCATATAGGCGAGAAACCATTCGCGAACATCACTCTTCGCATACATGTTGATAGGCCCATGCAGACCGAACTCATCCCGATTCACCGCCCGCAGCTCGCCGCGCAGCGTTGCCTTTTTTACCGTGTCCCGCGACATTTGGTAGCCGAACTCATCACCGATTAGGTTTGCGGGGCCATCATAGGTGTACACGTACGGTGCAGAATCACTGCTCACTGTCCGCACCTCCCACACGCCGGGTAGGTAGAATCTCAGCGAGACGGTCTAGCCCCTTCGGAGTCACCCGCACAGTAGGTGCAGGAACAAACGACTCACCGTTAGGCCGCCACCGCGGCATATTCACCTTCACCGCCAAGTAGCCACGCTCACCCGCATCCTGCATAGGCTCCCAATAGCCGTGGCAGTGAGTCGTCCAGCCGAGCTCCTGCATCATCTTGAACAGGCGATCACGGCCAGTATCAACACCCCTACGAGAGTTCAACGCTTTAGCAGTATCCGCCACACTCATATCGCCGGAAGACCCGCAGAACGTCTCCCACGCCCCCGCCCTCGGAGCAAGCTCCTTTATCTGCGGATCTTTCTCCGCCAGCATGTTCTGAGCTTCGATCAGCGCGCGGGCGACAAGCTCCGGCCCAGACAACGCCGGAACATTGTTGCGCGCGCGTCTCTCGCACTCGATGTAGTACTGGCGAGCCTGATTACCTAGAGGCGACCGTTGGATCATGCAGATCTCTTTAGCCATCTCCAACGAGATAATGTGATCAATACGAGGCCGACCACCAGCCTCAGAGGTTTACACCGATTTCGGGGTAAAGTCCTGACCAGCGATAAAGCCGTACTGGCACATATCTTTGAACCAGGTGCTGTAGTCTTTCCCAATCTCTAGGAATGCGTGGAGA